GCTATGAGGCGGAAGAAGGCAAACACGATGACTTGGTTATGCCTTTGGTTCTGTTTGCTTGGCTAACCGACCAGCAGTATTTCAAGGACTATACCAACATAAATACACTCATAAAGCTCCGAGAAAAGTCTGAAGAAGATATAATGAACGATTTAACACCTTTTGGATTCGTTGATGATGGAAGAGGCGATTTAGTGGAAGCATTAGAGCTGCCTCCATCTGGAAACTGGATGTTTGGAGTAGAAAACGATAATTTATAAATAATTTGTAGATTTACAAAGCCTTTTCCATGGAAGGAGAATCCAAATGCCAACTCAATTAAGTCCAGGTGTAAATGTAACTGAGATCGATCTTACAACGATTGTCCCAGCAGTTGCTACATCTGTTGGTGCTATCGCAGGTATTTTTCCCTGGGGTCCAGTCGGTGTTCGTACACTGGTTGACTCAGAAACAATTCTTGTTAACACTTTCGGTAAGCCAAATTCAAATAACGCTGAAACATTTTTTACGGCTGCTAACTTTTTGGGCTATACAAATGCTCTTTGGGTTGTTCGCGCTGCTAATACGCTTACAGTAAACTCCAGCGGTGCAAACACAGCTCAAACAGCTTATAATGCTTTCGCTAACGTTGGCACAGTTGCTAATACTCCAGTTGTTCTTAATTCTACCGATTTTGCTTCAAAAGTTGGTACGTTCGATAACGACGTTACCTACATCGCAAAATATCCAGGCGCTCTCGGTAATTCGCTTCAAGTTTCTGTTTGCGATAGTGCTAACGCTTATCAATCAACATTCAGTTTGGTTGCCAACGCTGATACTTCTGCTTCATTGACAACAACAATCGGTTCGAATGTTATTACCGTTTCTGTTACTTCAGTTTCAATGAATGCAGTTTCTACAAACACTTTTGCTAATTCTATCATCAGTGGTTTGGTGGTCGGCGACCTTCTCGGTCTTGGTAACACAATGATTGGTTTCCAATACGATCAAATTACTGCAATTAGCGCTGCTTCTGTTAATGCTTCTGCTTCTAACACAGCTACATTTACAATCAATACAGTTAACCCATACTCTCAGGCTACGGCATTTGTTGCTAACTCAACAGTTAACTCTACAATAACACGTCGCTGGCAGTATTACTACGCTGTTCAAAGCGCTCCAACTACAACATCTTGGGTTTCTCAGTTCGGTAACTCTGCAGCTATCGACGGCATTCACGTTGTGGTTTCTGACCAAAACGGCGCTTTCACTGGAACAGCTGGTTCAATTCTTGAGTCATACGTCAATCTTTCTCGTGCAACTGATGCTAAAACAGTTGGCGGTCAGGTTAACTACTATCAAACAGTGATCAACGAAACATCAAATTATATCTGGGCTGTGAGCGATCATACTCAAGCAAACTCTGCTAACGTTGCTAACTCCGCTCATACAATGCCAATCACTTCACAAATGACTGGAGGTTTTGATGGTTTCACAGAATCAACAACTAATCTTCAAACGATTGCTTCTGGCTACCAGATGTTCCAATCTCCTGAAGACGTTGATATTTCTCTTGTTCTGCAAGGTAAGCCAATTCAGGGCAACCAAACTGTAAATGGTTTCTCGGTTAATAACACTCTGCTTGCTAACTGGCTGATCGACAATATCGCAGCAGTTCGTAAAGATTGCGTTGTGTTCATTACACCTTCAGATGACATTATCTACTCTAACCCAACTAACTCTACAGCTGCATTGACAGCTTGGAGAAGCGTAATCCACGACTCTTCATATGCTGTGATGGACTCTGGTTACAAATATCAATATGACCGCTACAATGACATCAATCGTTATCTGCCTACAAACGGCGATATCGCTGGTCTCTGCGCTCGTACTGACAATCAGAGAGATCCTTGGTGGTCACCTGCTGGCTTTAATCGCGGTCAGATCAAGAACGTGATTCAGATGCGTTGGAATCCAAAACAGTCTCAACGTGATCAGCTTTACAGCAATGGTATTAACCCAGTTGTTGCAATTCCTGGTCAGGGCGTTGTTCTTTATGGTGATAAAACACTTCAGTCTAAACCATCTGCTTTCGATCGTATCAATGTTCGTCGTCTGTTTATTGTTCTTGAGAAGGCAATTTCAACTGCTGCTAAGTACTCGTTGTTCGAATTCAACGATGCGTTCACTCAAGCTCAGTTTAAGAACTTGGTTGTACCTTATCTCCGTCAGATTCAGGGTCGCCGTGGTATTACAGACTTCCTTGTTGTCTGCGATGCTACAAACAATACACCTGCAGTTGTTGATGCTAACCAATTCGTTGGCGACATCTACATCAAGCCAGCTCGCTCAATCAACTTTATCCAGTTGAACTTTGTGGCTGTTGCTACGGGTGTTTCATTCTCTGAAGTTGTTGGTAAATTCTAATAAATAGATAGAGCTATAAGGAGAATAAGAAAATGGCTTCAGGTTTTAACATAAGTAACTTCAAACACCAAGGTTTAATCCTTGGTGGCGCTCGTCCGTCACAGTTTGAAGTTTATCTAAGTATCCCAACATTCGTTGCTGCTGATACAGGTTCTGACACTAAGTTTCGCTTCACTTGCCGTGCAGCGCAACTTCCAGCTGCTACAGTTGGCACAGTTGAAGTTGGCTACTTTGGTCGTATGATCAAATTAGCTGGCGATCGTACTTTCGCTGACTGGACAGTTACAGTGTTGAACGATGAGGATTTCCTTGTCCGTTCAATGTTCGAAAAGTGGTCAAATGCTTTGAACAAGTTGGAAGCTAACCAACGTCAATCATACGCAACAGAAAATGATTACAAAGCTACAATGAATGTTATCCAATATTCTAAGGACGGCAATGTTATCCGCGCTTATGACATTATTGGTGCTTTCCCATCAACAGTTGATGCTATCGACTTGAACTGGGAAACAACGAACCAAATTGAAACATTTGGCGTAACATTCTCGTACGACTACTGGTTGCCATCTTCTGGCAGCGAGCTCAACAATGCTTACTATGGCGATGCTGTTTCGCCTGTTGGCATCTAATACTATATAATGGTAGCCTCTTGAATTAGATTATTGAATTTTAGAGAGGGGCTGAGTTATCCTTAGCCTCTCTTTTATTTGAAGGAACAAAAATGGCAGAATTATTCGGTTTCGAATTCAAACGTAAAGTCCCAGTAGACCCAGCTCCTTCCTTTTCGCCAAAGGAAACAGATGATGGTGCGCTTACAATTGCGGCTGGTGGTTCGTTTGGTACATACGTTGATCTTGATGGTACAGTTAGAACAGAAGCGGAACTTGTTACAAAATACCGCGAAATGTCATTACAGCCTGAATGCGATGCAGCCGTTGACGAAATTGTTAACGAAACAATGGCTATTGACGAAAAAGAAATTGTTAAAATTGATCTTGATCAGTTAGAAATTCAAGACAATATCAAAAAAGCAATTCGCGACGAATTTAGAAACATTCTTAACATTCTCGATTTTAACCGCCATGCCTACGAGATCTATCGTCGTTGGTATGTTGATGGTCGTTTATATTATCATGTGTTGATTGACGAGAAAGATCCAAAAGCTGGTATCAAAGAAGTTCGTTATATTGACCCACGCAAAATCCGTAAGGTGCGCGAAATTTCAAAGAAACGTGTTCGTGGGGGTCAGTCAAACGAAGCTGTTATTGCTAAAACGCAAAACGAATACTATATCTACAATGAAAAAGGTTTCAACTATGGCAACAAAACAGTTGGTCCAACAACCACTGGTTTGAAAATTGCTAAAGATACAATCGTTCATGTTACATCTGGTTTGACTGATACAAACGGAACAATGGTTCTTTCGTATCTTCATAAGGCTATTAAAGCTTTGAATCAGTTACGTACACTTGAAGACGCATTAGTTATCTATCGTCTCGCGCGAGCGCCCGAACGTCGTATTTGGTATATTGACACAGGTAACTTGCCTAAGATGAAAGCCGAACAATACGTTCGTGATATTATGGTAAAACATAAGAATCGTTTGATTTACGATGCCGATACAGGCAACGTGAGGGATGATCGCAAATTCATGACAATGTTGGAAGACTACTGGCTTCCTCGTCGTGATGGTGGCAAAGGTACGGAGGTTACTACCTTGCCTGGCGGTCAAACTCTCGGTCAGATGGATGACGTCTTATATTTCCAAAAGAAATTTTTCCAAACACTTAACGTTCCAGTCAATCGTCTTAACTCAGATGCATTGTTCTCATTAGGTCGCGCAACTGAAGTTACTCGTGATGAATTGAAGTTTAGCCGTTTTGTTTCACGTTTGCGTGATAAGTTTGCTACATTGTTCACTAAGATGCTTGAGAAGCAATTGGTGCTAAAAGGCATTATGACAATTGAAGACTTTGAAAACATTTCACCAGACTTCAAATACGACTTCTCTAAAGACAACTACTTCACCGAACTTAAAGACGGCGAGATCATTGACAATCGTATCAATCTTGCTCGTAACTTACAGGATATGGTTGGTAAGTATTACTCTCAAGAATGGCTCCGTAAAAATATCCTTCAGCAAACTGATGATGATATTGAAGAGCAAGATAAGCTTATTGAAGAAGAAACAAATTCAGGCGATCCACGCTGGATTAACCAAGGCATTATGAATAATGAAATGATGCAGCAGCAGATGGAAGCGCCAGAAGGTCCAGATGGCGATACGGAACAGAATCCATTAGCGAATGATGAGGACACAGACGCTACGCCAGAAACAGATGAAAAAGTTAGAAAGCTTCAAAAGGCGAAAGCTGATTACAACCTTCTTTCAAAGAAAAAGAACAGATCGCTTTCGGATGAAGCAAAGTACAAATCAGCAGCCTTAATTTTGGCTAAGAATAAATAATTGGAGATAAAACAATGAATGATGTTACAGTGCACGATTTAATTGCTCATGCTTATGATCAGAAACCAATTGAGTTTCAAAGTACATTTAACAACCTGATCGCTGATCGTATTGTTAAAGCTATTGATGATCGTAAAGTTGAAGTGGCTCAAACAATGTTTAATACAGAAGAGCCTGAAGAGTTTGAATCGGAAACTGAACATACAGATCAAGAGGAAACAGAAGATGTCCCAGCAGCTTAAAGATATTTTAAAACAAGCCCA